GGATTTGATCTTCATGCGGATTCTCCTTTCTCGACACGCGGGAAGAAATACTCCCCGATTTCATTCTGCCGGATACCCAGCAGCTCACACATTGCAGTGATCTCCGCGCTTGTCCACGGGTTGTGCCCGTGCATTCTGCCGCTCATGGTGTCCCGGCCAATGCCGATGTACTCGGCCACTTCCTGATCGCGGTAGCCGCAGCTGTGGAACCGTCCCCGCAGCTTCCAGTACGGGATCTGCTTGAAAGTGCCGCGAATGGTTGATGGGTTCAACATTTTATTCCTCCTTAATCCGGGTTGAAAGTCTGAAAGCGGTTGTCCTTGCGGTGCAGCTCCCGGATCTCTTCCAGGGTGAGACCAGTGTCCTCGTACTGGCCGAGTCGCTGCACCAGTTCTTCCTTCTTGGCGGTGCTCCAATAGCCGCTCTTGATACCGCTGCACCGCGGGGCTGTCAGTCTGTCCATGTGTCGTCCTCCATGTCGAGCTCCCATTCGTCACAGATGGTCCTGCACACCGGCAGTGTGAAGCCAATCAGGTCCTCACCGCGCGCAGCCGCCAAAACGGCATCACCAACAATAGGGCCACCATAAGCGTACAGGTTCGTTGCACTCCTGTTCTCCGGCAGCTGACGCAGCAGCCCTTCCTCGTTGACGATCAGGCAGATGCATTCCACCGGCTCCCGTGCCCAGTTGGGCTCCAGATAGCTTTCGGTCACTTCAATGGGACCATCCACCAACTGCTGCAAAGTGTTCAGTTTGCAGGTGTCGCCATCGTCGCAGGGCACCAGCCTGCACGGTCCATCTGCCGGGATGAAAATAATATAACGTTCCATGATGTATCTCCTTGTTTGTTCCTCTCTCCTGCGGTAAAATAAATAAAAAACAGAAGGAGGTGATAAAATGATTGATTTTGATAATGTGGTTCTGTCGAAAATAGATTTGCTGTACTTAAAAACGGCGAAAGAATCAGATGCTATCTGGCTTGAGCCAGAAAAGGCGGCATGCCTTTTGGAGCTTGGATTCATCGAACCATACTTACGCTATGGTGGAACACACCACTTTTCAATTACTCAGGATGGACGGCTGTTTCTGAATTACCAGGAACACCAAGAACAAATTGATGATCGTGAGCAGCGCAAGTGGAAAAAAGAAAACTATCGAGAGTGGATTGGAATTGCAATCTCAGCAGCAATGTCGTTTGCGGCTTTGATCATTTCTTGGTTAGCGCTAAAACACTCATAATAAGCGCAGTTCCCTGCATAATAGTTGGTACAAAATACAGCCACCATGGTGGCTTGTGCGTACACATGTAATGAAAAATGGTCCAGCGTTCCGGTTCCAGCGGTTCGCTGGGCTTTTTGCTTTCCATGTGGTTCACCTCCTCTGAAATTACGTAAACGTAAGTTTACGCGAAAAAAATAGCATCGGTCTCCTGCGGAGTAAGATGCAGTGCGGCCCGGAACAACTGAATCTCATTTCGGGTGAAGTCGGACTGGCCACCCATTTTACGGGACAGAGTTGCCGGATTGATGCCCATAATCTGGGCGGCGTCTTGAGTTCTTATGCCATGCTCGATACATTTGGCACGGAATAAATCGCGGTTGAACATTTGCTCACCTCCTTTGCGCAAGAACAGTATAACTCTTGCGTATACGTAAGTCAATACGAAAATGCAAGTTTTCTTTGGGAAATTGCAAAAACACATTGCAAAAACGCAATACAATGATATAATAAAGGCAGAAAGGAGCGTCAGATCATGGGGAATTATTTAGCTGACCGCCGAAAAGCTCTTGGGTTAACGCAAAAGGAAATCGCAGAGCTGGTAGACGTATCAGAAGCAACGGTCTCCCGCTGGGAAAGCGGTGAAATTGCTAATATGCGGCGTGACCGCATTGCAGCTTACGCGAAGGCACTAAAAACCACCCCAAGCTTTATTATGACAGGGGATAGTGCGGATAAAGAACTTCCGGCTGGAGCCACGCCTTATAATGCCCAGAATGTTGCCCCCCTGTTGGGCACTGTCCGTGCAGGGATGCCGATGTATGCTGAAGAAAATATTGAGGATTACATTCCCATCCGGCAGACAGACGGTGCAAAGTATTTCTGGCTGAACATCCGCGGGGACAGCATGAATGCTGCCGGCATGGATGAGGGCGACCAGATCCTTGTACGTGAACAGCCGGAAGTGGAAAACGGCCAACTGGCTGTGGTGATGGTCAACGGCAACGAAGCGACTGTAAAATATTTTCGGCGGGAAGGTGATCTCGTGATTCTGACCCCGAAGAGCTTTAACCCGGTGTATCAGCCGCAGATTTACGATCTGAAGAGGGTGCCGGTGCGGATTGCAGGATTGGTTGTGGAGTGCCGGAAAGTGTTCCGATAAAATAACGAGGAGGAATTGTAAAATGCCAAAATGTACCCGATGCGGACGGAAGGGCTTTTTCCTGAAGCTGACCAATGGCCTGTGTGCGAACTGTGCATCTACTGTCCGCATGGAACAGGAGCAGGCAGAACTGCAAGATAAGCTGGATAAGCTAAATGCGCAGCTGTCTGACCAGCAGGCTTTGTTTGACAAAATCTCTGCGGAAGCCAAAGAAGCTGGAATTACAAAAGCAAAAGCCGAAAACGCAGATCTTTCTACACAGAATCTTCGCCTTCAGGAACAGAATTTACTACAGGCTGGAAAGCTGAATCAAGCAAAGGAAGACGAAGCAAAGGCTTTGAAAAGCACTAACAACGCTTTGCAGAAGGTGCGCCGCAGCAAGGAACTGATCAAGGCAATCCAGCACGCAAGTGAAGTCTTTGGTACTGAGGACGAGCTGCCGTCTGTGGATGACCTGCTGAAGGATGCGGATGCTCTGATGCAGCCCACCGTGACCCTCACGCTCCAGTGTCTGGACATGAAGGAACTGCGCAAACGGTATAGGGAAAACGAAAAGAGTATTCAGGCGACCTTTGAAAAATACAAAGATCGTTATACAACAAAGGCCAACATCACGATCTACCGACTGATGGTCATTGCGTTGTCGGCAGAGTTGCAGAATGTGCTGAACAATATCAGTTTTGGCAAACTGGATGATGCGCTGAACGATATCAAAACGATCACTAACAAATATTATGTGATCGCAGCGGATGGCAACCAGAGTATTGCTCCCACTGTCAAGAAGTTTATTGGTGAGCTGGATTATTATTTTCAGGAAGCTGTTAAAATCGAGTATGAATACTATGTTCAGAAAGAGCGCGCCCGTGAGGAGCAGCGTGCTATCCGTGAACAGATGCGGCAGGAAGCGGAAGAGCGCCGCGAGTTGGAGCGCCAGCGCAAACAGATCGAGAAGGAAGAAAGCAAGTATCACGACCAGATCAGTCAGCTGGCAGAGCAGATGCAGTCTGCGGATGATGAAAAGACAAAGCTCTTGCAGGCACGTATCGAGGAGCTGCAGCGCCAGTTGGGTGCAGTGGCAGAGCAGCGTGATAAGATCGTCCAGTTGCAAAATGGCAAGGCTGGCAATGTGTACGTTATCAGCAACATCGGTTCGTTTGGAGAGAACGTGTTCAAAATCGGCATGACCCGCCGTCTGGAACCCATGGACCGTGTGAACGAGCTGGGCAGCGCAAGCGTGCCGTTCCCGTTTGACGTTCACTCGATGATCTTCTCGGATGATGCAGTCAGTCTGGAAACTAAGCTTCACCACATCCTGAACGATCAGCGCGTGAACAAGGTCAACCTGCGCAAGGAGTTCTTCCACGTCTCGCTGGATGATCTTGAAAAGCTGGTGGGTGAAATCGCACCGACAGCCGAGTTTAAACGCACCGTTCTGGCAGAGCAGTACCGCCAGAGCCTTTCTATCACGCACGTGTCGGAGAACCCGGAAGCGGCAGATGATGAAGAGGAAGAAATGACCGAATAAAAAAAGAAAAACCTCCTCCGGCGTTACCAGCACCGAAGGAGGTTCCTGAACCGCTTGACCGAAGGTAAAACAGTTCTATACAGGATTGCGACCCCTGCATAGTAATGATACCACCTCCGGGCAGGCTTGTCAAAGTGTACCCTTGTGTATGGAGGTGGATTTTATGAAAAAACGGGTCAACACGGCATTTTGGGTAGAGAAGGAAAAGCGCTGGTGCATCGCGGTGCAGAAGAACGGAACTCGCAAGCGCTTTTACAGCAGTACGCCGGGCCGCACCGGTCAGCGGGAGGCTAATGCAAAAGCAGATGCATGGCTCGACGACAGCATCCGGGACGGCAGGAAGAAGGTGGCCGCCCTCTATGCCGAATGGGTGGAAGAGCTGAAGCTGACCTGCGGCACGTCCTATGTGACACAATGCCAGCGTTACGGAGACTGCTACATCCTGCCGACCTGCGGGAACATCCGTATAGATGAACTGACCGAGGGCGATCTCCAAAAGGCAATCGACGTTTCGTTTCGGAAGCGATCCCAGAAGAAGAACCAGCGCAAGCCGATTTCAGACAAGCCATTGAGCCGCAAAACGCTTATGACGATAAGGGCTGCGGAAACGGCCTTTGTAAAGTGGTGCAGAAGGAATAAGTACACGACGCTGCATCCTGATCTGTCAATCCCGAAGAATGCGAGAATGGGAAAACGTACAATTCTTCAGCCCACCGCCCTGAAGGTGCTGTTTAGCGTAGACACCCGTACCTACTACGGGAAGCCGGTATTTGACGAATACATCTATGCCTATCGCTTTGCCGTTTCCACTGGCCTGCGTCCCGGTGAGCTGATTGGCTTATGGTACGGAGACATCAAAGGGAACACGGTCAACCTTCGGCGCAGCATCAATGTGCACCGGGAACAGACTACCGGAAAAAACGAAAACGCAATCCGCTCTTTTGACATGGGCAAGGAAGCCCGTGAGGCATACGAGGCACAGGTGCAGCTTCTGAAGGCTCAAGGTGTACTTCTGAATTACAATACCCCGCTGTTTCAGATCCCGTCAGAGCACGCGCTTTATCGTCGCTGGGAATCCTATCAGGAAGCAAACGGGCTTGAGCCGAAAGTTTCACTTTACGAGCTGCGACACACCTTTGTCAGCGTTGAATCCGGCGTCCTGACTGACAGCCAGCTGAAGATGCTTGTAGGTCATAGCAAGAACATGGATACATCCGGCGTATACCGGCATGAATTGCAGGGCCAGCGTGAAGATTTGGCTGCCGCGACAACGGCAGCTTTTCAGAAAGCGCAGGGCTGATTTTGGTAACATTTCTGGTAAC